GTGTTCCCCAATGTAGGAGTGAACGTCGTCGAGGTCGACGGCACCGCAAGTCCGGTGATCGCCGGAGCGCCGACGTCCGTCGCCGCCTTCGTCGGCCCCACCGAGCGCGGCCCCGTCAACCGGCCCGTACGCCTCACCGGTCCCGCGCAGTTCCGGGACCGGTTCGGCAGGACGCGCGAGGACGGGATCCTCGGATACGCGCTGGAGGGGTTCTTCCTCAACGGCGGGACGACCGCCTATGTCTCCCGCGTGGTCGGCGCCGGCAGCTCACCGGCCTCACGGACGCTCGACGACCGCCAGCCGGCACCCGAGGCCGTCCTGCGGGTGTCGGCCGGCCACCGGGGTGAGAGCGACCCCGGGCCGTGGGGCAGGCGGCTGCGGGTCGACGTGGTGGACGAGCCGCGTACCAGCACCACCCTCGCGTCCGCCACCGCGGCCAACGCGACCACGGCCACGCTCCAGTCCACCGAGGGAATCACGGTGGGATCGGTCCTCCGGTTCACCTCCGGTGACAGACATGAGTACCGCAGGCTCACCGGGGTGAACACCGCGGCCGGGTCCGTCACCTGGACCACGCCCGTCACCGCCGCCATGACCAAGGCGGCCACCACGGTGAACACGCCCGAGTTCCGGCTCGCGGTGCACTACCGCGCGGACCCCTCCGGCGGCTTCGCCCAGGTCGAGGTCTGGACCGGTCTGACCATGGAACCGGGCTCGCCCGACCACGCCGCCACCCGGCTCAACCACCCGCTCAGCGGCTCGCGCTATGTGACGCTGACCGACCTGTCGGCCGGAACCGCCGGTGCCGGACTCCGCTACCCGGCCGCCGTCACCGGCCGTGAACTCAGCGACGCGGGAGCGGAGAACGCCTGCATCGCCGCCGACTACGCGGGCGACGCCGCGGACCGCTCGGGACTCTACGCCCTGGACACCGCCGAGGTGCAGCTGCTCGCCGTGCCGGACGCCCACACACTGTCCGGGGACGGACGCCGCACCGTGGTCCGCGCGGCCCTGGACTACTGCGCCGGGCGCGGTGACGTCTGCTTCGTCGGCTCGTCCCCCGACCGCGCCACGCGCGCCGGTGCCACCGTCCCGCGGGCCCCGGCCGACTACGCCGAACTCGAAAGCGACTACCTGGAGGGTGTGGTGACCGACGCCGCGGACTTCACCGCGGCCAAGGTGTACGGCGCGCTGTACGCACCGTGGGTCCAGGTCGCCGATCCGCTGGCGACCGGCCCCGCCGCCACCCGCTTCGTACCGGCGGACGGTCATGTGATGGGCGTGTACGCCAGGACCGACCGCGAACGGGGCATCTGGAAGGCTCCCGCCGGCACATCGGCACAGCTGCGGGGCGTGCTCGACACGGCCGCGCGGTTCACCGACGCCCAGCACACCCATATGGTGCGCGACGGGCGGGTCAACGGAGTACGTCCGGAACGGGCCGCGGGAATCGTCGTGGCGGCCTCCCGGACGCTGTCCACGGACAGCCGCTGGGCGTTCGTCAACATCCGGCTGCTGTTCAACTATGTCAAGGTCTCGCTCCGGGACGGCCTGCGCTTCGTACGGCAGGAACCCCACACGGAAGCGCTCCGGCGGTCGGTGCGGCTCAATGTGGTGACGCCGTTTCTGACCGGGCTGTGGCGCCGGGGCGCGTTCGGGGCCGATCCGCCGGAGCAGGTCTTCAGCGTCAAATGCGATGCGGAGAACAACCCCGCCTCCGAGGTCGACCTGGGCAACTTCCGCCTGGAGGTCTACTTCTACCCGGTCCGGCCGGCCGAGACCGTCACCATCGTCGTCGGCCAGCAGCCCAGCGGCGGCTCGGCCGCCGAGGCGTAAGGGGACCAGAGATGACTGTGAACATCGGAGTGAATGTCGTCGAGGTCGACGGACGGGCGTCGCCGGCGATCGCCGGAGCGCCCATCTCGGTGGCCGGCTTCCTGCTGCGCGCCGAACGGGGTGTGCCGGACGTCCCGGTGGCGCTGCGGGGGATGAACGACTTCGCCGCGAACTTCGGCGGGGTCGTCCGGGAGATCCACGGTGCTCACGCGGTCCGGGGCTTCTTCGACAACGGCGGTACCGAGGCGTACGCCGTACGGGTCGTGGACCGGGCCAAGGGCAAGGCCGCCCAGGTGATGCTCCCGGACTCCGCGGACGCGAACACCCTTCAGGTGAGCGCGGGCAACCGCGGACGGGAGGACCCGGGAGTCTGGGGAAACCGGCTGTCGGTGCGGATCGTCCACCATCCGCGGGCCACCCCCGCCGTTCCGGCCCAGCTGCGGGGGAACAAGGCCGGGCCGTTCGCCCTCGCGGCCGGGCAGAGCATCGAGGTCGACGCCAACGGCGAGGCCGTCAACGTCCCCTTCCGGGCGGAGGACTTCGTCGCGATCCAGGCTGCTTCGGCGGCGGAGGTGTCCGCGGTCGTGGCCCGGTACACCACCGGGTTCCGCTCGGTCGCCGCCCCCGACGGGTCCCTGCTGCTGGTGAGTTCCGAGTCCGGTACCCGGTCCCGGCTCACCGTGACCGGCAGCGCGGCCGAGGCCCTCGGCTTCAAGAGCCCCAACAACGACAGCGGTGTGTCGCTGGCCGCGCAGAGCACCCTCGCGGCCCTGTCGTCCGTCGCCGGACTGGCCGTCGGGTCCGCCGTACGCCTGGAGAGCCGGGGCGTGGTCATCGGACCCAAGGACATCGAGACGAGCATCGCGGCCGACGCCGCCATCAAGGTCACCGTCGACGGGGCGGCGAACGGCGTCGACGTGAAGTTCGTCAAGGGCGACTTCGCGGGCGGGCTCGGGAAGGTCACACCCGAAGAGGTGGTCACGGCGGTCAACCGTCAGGCCCATGGCTTCTCCGCGGTCCTGGACGCCCGCAGGCGCCTCGTGCTGATGTCGGACAGCTACGGCCCCGACTCCTCCGTCGCCCTCGCGGCCGGCAGCCCGACCGACGCCACCAACGCCCTCGGACTGACGTCCGCCGTGCCGGTGAAGGGAACCCGGGAGACCCGGACCCTCGAAGGGGTCTTCGAGGACGGGCGGTTCGTCACCTGGAGCGGGGGACTGGGCTCCCAGGTGCCCACCCAGGCGGCCCGGTTCCGCTCCGCGGAGTTCGATCTGGCGGTCGTCGACGGTGAGCTGGAGGTGGAGCGCTTCACCTCACTGTCCATGCAGAACGGACTGCCGTGGTCCGCCGACACCGTGATCAACGATCAGCGCTCGGGCTCCCGGTTCATCACCGTCGTCGACCAGGACAGTGCCACCGGGCCCGCCGACGACCTGCCGAAGGCCGGAACCCACCTGGTCGGCAGCACCAGGGCCGGGGACGACGGCGATCCGCCCGGCGATCTCGACTTCATCGGCGACCCGGCCCGCCGCTCCGGCCTGTTCGCCTTCGACACCGTCGACATCCAGCTGCTGGCCTGCCCCGACTCGACCGCACCCGGGGTGGTGAACGCGGCCCTGGGCTATGTCGAGCGGCGCGGTGACGCGATGTTCGTCGGCTCGCCTCCCCCGAAGCTGGACCTGGAGGGAGCCAAGACGTACGCGGCGGCCTTCAGGGGCCGGAAGGTCTACGGAGCGATGTACGCCCCCTGGATCACCATCGTCAACCCGCAGGACCGCGACGGAAAGGACCCCCTGCTGCTGGTCCCTCCCGCCGGCCACATTCTCGGGATGTACGCCCGCGTCGCCGCGGCGCGCGGAGTGTGGAAGGCACCGGCCGGGGACGAGGCGATGCTGGCCTCCGCGCTCGGTGTGGAGTACGACATGACCGACGCCGACCACACCGACCTGGTCAGGAACGGAAGTGTCAACGGTGTCCGGGCCGTTCCGGGATCGGGTGTGATCGTCGACGCCTCGCGGACCCTGAGCACCGACACCCGATGGCTCTACGTCAATGTCCGGCGCCTCTTCAACTATGTGAAGTCCTCCCTGCGCGAGGGACTGCGCTGGGTGGCCCAGGAACCGCACTCGGAGGAGCTCCGCCGAAGCGTCCGGCTCAATGTCGTGACGCCGTTCCTGCTCGGACTGTGGCGGCAGGGCGCCTTCGGGTCCGACCCCGCGGAGCAGGCCTTCACCGTGAAATGTGATGCGGAGAACAATCCTCCATCGGAGGTGAACAGCGGGAACTTCACGGTGGAAGTTCTCTTCTATCCGGCAAAGCCCGCCGAGACGGTGCTGATCGTCGTCGGCCAGCAGGACAGCGGCTCCGCGACGGCGGAGACCTGAGGGAAGTGATGGGAACATGGCGGAGTTGACATTCCATGAGTCCTACCGGACTCATGGGTTCGCGCTGGAGATCGAGGGCACGGGATGCCCGGTGACCAAGGTGACCGGGCTCAGCGAAGGCACGGCGGAAACCATCGAGCAACCCGAAGGGGGCTCCCCGGTGGTGCGGAAGATCGCCAGCGGTGTCGTGAAGTTCGAGACGCTCGTCATCGAGCGCAATATGGACGGCAGTCCGTTCGACAAACTGTTCCGGGACTGGTTCCGGGAGATGTTCCAGCTCAACGGAACCAGCGGCGGATCCTCGGTACGGCGCAACGGCGCGGTGCTCAAACTGGAGAACGGCGAGGAAGTGCTGCGCTTCGCCTTCTACGAGGGCTGGGTCAAATCCTCGAAGTTCGCGGATCTGGAAGCCGGGACGACCAATTTGTTCAAGCAGACCGTGGAGATCGAGCACAACGGCCTGGAAAGGGTGTCCTGACGATGGGCCACGAGAGCGCACAGCCGCGCAGACGTGAATTCGAGTTCGAGCTGCCCATCGGCTACGAGGACGCCGACAGCCAGATCCACCGGACCGCCGTACTCAGGAAGATGACCGGGCGCGACGAGGCGGTCATGGCCGACAGGCGCCACCGCTCGAACAGCGCCCGCATGATCTCGGAACTCCTCGGCAGCTGTCTGGTCCGGCTCGGCGGCATCGAGAACCCCGGGGTGCGGGCGGCCCAGAATCTCTTCTCGGCCGACCGGCACTTCCTGCTGGTGAAACTGAGGGAGATCACCTTCGGCGCCGAGATGCAGGCCACGTACTCCTGCCCCACCTGCCAGGAGGCGACCGTACTCGTCGAGGACCTGGCCGGGCTCGACGTGGTCCGGCTGGGCGGCGGCGAGGTCCCGGAGGACCTCGTGGTGCAGCTGGAGGACGGATACGTCGACCGTGCGGGCACCGTCTTCGACGTCCTGGTCTTCCGCCGTCCCACCGGCGCGGACGAGGAGCGCATCGCCGGCGCGGTCCGGGAGAACGCCGCGCACGGCAAGAACGCGCTGCTGGCCCGCTGTCTGAAGTCCATGGGCGACATGCCCCGGCCCCGGATGGAGGCGCTGGGCAGCGCGGTCTTCAACGACCTGACGCTCTCCGACCGCCGCCTCATCGACCAGGCCATGAACAACGGAGGCCCCGGTATCAATCTGCGCCGGCCGGTGAACTGCGGAGGCTGCGGCCGCGAATACGGGGCGACGCTCGACATGTCGAATTTCTTGGCAGTTTCGTAGGAGAGGAGGACAGGCTGCGCCACGAGGTCTTCTTCCTCGCCTACCACCTGCACTGGGGGGCGGAGGAGATTCTCGGCCTCCCGACCGAGGAGCGCTGGCACTACGTACGCCGGCTCGTCGAGCAACTGGAATACGAGCAGAAGCAGATCGAACGCGGCACCGCGACCCGATGATTCCCCGAGGAGGTGAGGACATGGGCCTGAACGAACTCCTGGCCGCCATCGGCCAGCTGAACCAGTTGGTGCGTGAGCAGGGGATCGTGTCCGGGAGCATTCCGCACACCCTCCTCCAGCTTGAGGACTTCATCAGGGCGACCATCGCGGGGCAGGAGGTCCAGCTGGAGCAGCGGGTCCGGCTCACGATCAGCGAGACCAACGCCAACCTCGCCGGGCAGCTCCAGGAGAGCGTCCGGGAACTGAGCCGCACCGTGGACGTGGCGAACCACACCCTCGCCGCCAACACCGAGGAGAAGACCACGGTCTTCTCGAACAAGATCCTCAACGAGGAGCAGATCACCCGGGACGTGCTCATCAACGCGCTCGGGCGTATCACCACGCTGCGCACCGAGAACGTGGCCTTGACCCCCGACGTGGTCAAAGGAGTGCAGACCCAGCTCGAAGGGCTCTTCCAGCGCATGGCCAGGGAGGGCTTTCAGCCCTCGATGCTGAAAGAGGGCTTCGAGCGGCTGCATTTCGTGGACGCCATGCAGCAGGCGTTCCAGCCGGCCATCGAGGTGCTCTTCGCCCCGGACGGCCCGATGGCCAAGATCACCCTCCGGGCGGTCAGCAGCAGCCCCGACTTCCGGCCGGCCATGGACGTGCTCTTCGGGCCGAGCGGCAAGATGGCCGACACCGCTCATGACGCCGCGCTGGGCGTCAACCTCGGCCCCGCCGAGAAGACGTTCGGCAAGAAACTGGAGGACGGCGTCGGGGCCGCGCTGGACCAGGCGGGCGACAAGGCGGCGGCGAAGGCGACGGAGTCCCTGGGACAGAAGATCTCCTCGGGAGCGACCGCTCTCGGCACCGCGATGACCTCGATCCCGCAGCTGTACGACTCGGTGACCAAGCTGGGAGAGGCCTGGGACAAGCCCAACAAGTCGACGAAGGACTACATGGACCTGCTCGGCGCGGCCGGCGGCGCCGTCGGCCAGGCGGGGCAGGTACTGCAGGCGCTCTCCGGGGTCACCCAGATCGCGACCGCGGCGCAGGCGGTCTTCAACGCCGTGATGGCGATGAACCCCATCGTCCTGGTGGTGATCGCCGTGGTCGCCCTGATCGCCGCGATCGTCCTCCTGATCGTCTACTGGGACCAGGTCAGCGCCGCCCTGCGCGACAACCCCTGGCTCGCCGTCGTCGCGGTCATGCTCGGAGTCATCGGCATCATCATCGTGATCATCGCCTACTGGGACGAGATCAAGCTGGCGGTCCTGATCGCCGCCAACTTCATCAGCATCCAGGTGCAGACGATCGGTCAGATGTTCGCCGGGCTCGGTGCCCTGGTCGGCCAGGTGTGGGCCTGGATCGTGGCGACGGCGCAGAACGCGGGGATCGGCGTCATCAACACCTTCATCGCGGCCGGGACCGCCGTCCAGAACTTCTTCGTCGGACTGATCAACGGTGTCCTCGGCATGTACAACCAGCTGGCCGACAGCGCCGCGGGCCAGCTGGCCGGACTGACCCGCGCCAACCTCATCCCGCAGGCGGAGGTACAGGCCCGGCTGATTCCGCCCAAGGACGTGCCCCCCATCAATGTCACCGCCACCCTGACCCCCAAGCCGGTGAAGGGAGGTCTCGAAGGGCAGATCGCGGCCCAGGAGGAGGCCGTGGCCAAGGCAAGACAGGCGGACGAGGAACGCCGTGCCAAGGCGGCGGCACCCGCACCCGCCCCGGCCGCCGGACCGCCTCCGGCGGGCGGTCCCCACGCCCCCGCCGCAACCCCCGCGGCCGGGCCGGCCGGCGGGCTGCCGGGTGCTCCGCTGCCGGGTGCCCTGCCGGGCGCCGTACCCGCCGGGCCGCCCGCCCTGCCCGCCGCCGGCCCTCCGGGAGCCGCGGCCCCCGGGGGCCCGGGAGCCGCCGGTGCCCGGCCCGTGCTGCCCCCGGCGATGGCCGCACCCGCCGCCGCGGCCGCCGCACCGGACCAGTCCGTCCACGTGGAGGGCGGCATCACCGTGAACATCAACGCCGAACGCCTGGAGGCGGACGCGGCCCGGCTGCTCTCCGACGAGATCATCCAGCGGATCCAGGAGCGGCTCGGCGCGCTCCGGTCCGAACAGGACTTCCGTACCGGAACGCGCGCCCCGGCGCCCGCCTGAAGGTGAGTCCGATGCTGACACTCCAGAACCCCGCGCGGGGCTTTCTGTCCGGCCGGATCCCCGACCCCTCGGTGCCCGACGTCCTGATCCAGTTCCAGTACAACCCCACCCAGCTCTCCGACAAGCGGTCCGTCGGCTACGCCACCATGAACGCGCCCGGCCGGCTGCTGCCACTGCGCCAGTACACACAGGGCGGCGACCGCACGATCAGCTTCACGGTCCGGGTCGACGGACTCTTCGCCGGCCCGGCGGACGACCAGATCCCGATCAGCAAGGACCCCGAGGGTGGCATCGGTCCCGAGCTGAACAAGTACCGGGCCCTGGTGTGGCCCGCCAACCGCGACTGGCCGAGCGCCGGCGGCAGCTTCGCCGGACTGTACGCCGACACCGACCGGTTCGTCTGCCCGCCGGACTGCGTGTTCGGCTTCGGGGACCGGGCCATCGACTGTGTGGTGACCGAGATCGGCATCACCGAGCTGCTGTTCACCCCCGGGCTGGCACCCCTGCGGGCCGATGTCGCCGTGACACTCGTCGAGCGGACACCGTACGACGACGTGGTCAGCCCCGCGCCGCTGAGGGGAGCGGGCTGATGACACCTGCGGCCGGTTCCCGCTTCACCGGACTTCCCACACTGACCGTCACCGCACCCGACGGCACCACCCGCAGGGTCGTCGCACTCCGTATCGAAAGGCGCCTGGAGGACACCGCGAGCCCGTACCGGCTGGCCGACGGCGAAGGGCTGGATCTGCTGGCCCGGCGCTTCTACGGCACGGAGAGCCTGTGGTGGCGGATCCTCGACGCCAACCCGATCGTCTTTCCCCTGGACCTGCGCGCCGGCGATGTGCTGAACATGCCGAATCCGGCACCCGCCACCCGCACCACCCGGGCCAGGGACTTCTGACATGGGCACCCGGGTCCCCTTCATCAAGGTCCGGCTCGAAGGGCAGGACATCACCGACTGGGTCGAATCGGTCTCGGTCACCGAGGACGACCGGCAGGCCGACAGTGTCAGCCTCTCCCTGTCCGACCCGCTGCTGGTCTATGCCGACGGCCTGTTCGAGGGCAGCAGCGTCGAGGTCGACCTCGGCTACGCCGAGCCCGACCAGCACGCCATGCTGATCAGAGCGACCGTCACCAAGGTCGAGGTGAGCTACCCCGACAGCGGGGTGCCGTCGGTCTCCCTGAAGGGCGAGGACCGGTCCATCCACATGGGACTCGTCGAACGGAAGAAGGTGTGGCGCGACCGCACCGTCACCGACATCGTGCGCGCCGTCGCCGACCCGTACGGCTTCGCACGGGTGGAGGCCTCGCTCAGCTCCGACCCGCTGATCAGCAGCCGCCCGATCACCCAGGACGGAAAGACGGATCTGGCGTTCCTCCAGGAACTGGCCAAGACCTACCACGCCAAATGCTTCGTCGAGCTGGACGACGAGGAAAACGAAGTCCTGTACTTCATCCCCGAGCGCCGTGTGGTGCGGCTGCGCCGTCCCGACACACTGGTCCTGCGCTACCGCGAAGGACCCGACAGCAATCTGGTCACCTTCTCACCCGGATTCGACAGCAGCTATATCGACCGGCTCAAGGAAACCACGGACATCGACCAGCAGGGACGGCAGATCGAATCCCAGCCCAAGGCACCGGAGGACATCGTGCTGTGGGAGCTGGACGAAGCCCGTCTCTCCCAGGTCCGGGAAGCCGACCGCGTGCGTCTGCGGGCCCTCTACGAAAAGGGCGCGGAGCGCAAACGCGAGTTCCAGCGGACACTGTCCGCCCGCCGCGTGACCGTCGGCCTGGTCGTGCCGGACAAGGGAGACCTGGAGGCGGCCAACGACTCCCTGGAATCGCGCCGGCTCGGCATGTCCGCGAACGGCAGCACGGTGGGCACGATCTGGCTCCGCGCGAAATCCCATGTGATCGTGCACGGTGTCAACGACCGGTTCAACGGCGAATGGTACGTGTCCTCGGTGACGCACAAAGTCGACGGCGGAGGATACAAGACCGATTTCAAGTGCGTGCGCTGAAAGAGCGAAAGGAGGAGGAAATGCCGGACCAGTACTTCGGGAAGTACACGGGGATCGTGAAGGACAACCGCGACGACACGAATCTCGGCCAGGTGAAGGTGTCCGTGCCGGCCGTGTTCCCGCCCGACGAACTCATGTCGGCCCGCCCGGCGCTGCCGTACGGCTACCACTTCGTACCGGAGAACGGGGCCAAGGTCTGGGTCGAATTCGAGGGCGGGGACCCGGGACTGGCGCTGTGGAGCGGCATCCAGTACGTGTCCGGGGAGTGGCCCGCCGAGGCGCGGGCGAACCCCCCGCACTTCCGGGTGATGCGATCGGCCACCGGGCACGTCCTGCTCCTCGACGACAAGGGCGGTCAGGAGAAGATCCGCATCAGCGACGGGGTGCACCAGCACACCGTGACCCTCGACGCCGACGGCATCACGCTCAAGGAGGGAAAGGCCGGGCACCGCATCACGATCACCTCGCAGGGCATCCGGGCCGAGCTGGCGAGCGGCGCCGCCATCGACATGACCTCCGCCGGCACCAAGGTCGACGGCGGTGCGGGCACGGTGGAGGTCAAGGGCTCGGTGATCAAGCTCAGCGCCGCCACGGTGGAGGCGGGCACGACCGTCAGGCTCGGCGCGGGGACCAGCCCGGTGATCCGGGTGGGCGACTCCGGCATCGGCAACCTGGGCGCGCCCGTGATCATGACCGTGACCACCAACACCCAAGTGACGGCCTGAGGAGCAGCCATGGGACTCGGACCCGACCAGACCGTCACCGCCGGGGAATTCGTGGAGGCCATGCGCCCCATCGCCGGGGACAACGTCGACCTCGCGCAGGTCCAGGCCAACCTCGGGGCCCTCGGGCTGGCCGTCTACCGCACCCTCACCGTCAACGCGGACGCGTCGTCCGACCCGGCCTGCGACACCGCCTTCTGGCAGTGGGTCACCGAGGTGCAGACCTGGATCGACGGGGTGACCGCGGCCATCGACACCTGGGCCGCGGTCACGGCGCCCGAGGCCGCCCTGAAAGCCGCTCTCGCCGCCGTACCCGCGCCCTCCGGGGCCCCGGCCCGGCTGAATGTGCGGATCGCATGAGCGCCCGGCTGATGGGGCTGCGCTTTCCCTTCCGGATCCGGCCCGGCGGCGGGACCGAGCGGGCCGAGTACGGCGAGAAGATCGACGCCGACCTCCGCCATCTGCTGACCAGCCGCACCGGTGACCGGGTCATGATGCGCGCGTACGGCGCCGGAATCGGCCAACGGCTCCAGGAACCCAACACCGCGGCGATGCACGCTCTGTTACGCCATGACATCGAGCGGTCGCTGCGCCGCCATCTGCCCGAGGTACGGCTGACCGCCCCGCTGGAGCTGTCGCCGGCGGGCGGCGAACTGACCGTCACCATCGAGTACACCGTCGCCTCGCTGGACACCGTACGCAGGCTCACCCTTCCGCTGCGGCCACCGGAGGAGCGGCCGTGACCGGAGCGCCGATCGACTACACCAACATCGGCTTCGACGCGCTGCGGACCGCGATGCTGGAACTCGCCCGCGAACGCCTCCCGGAGTGGACCGACCAGAGCGAGAACGATCTCGGTGTGCTGCTCATCGAGCTGTTCGCCTACGCCGCCGACCTCACTCTCTACTACCAGACGCGTATCGCCGCCAACCTGCTGCCGGAGACCTCCGACGAACCCGGGGCCCTGCTCCAGCTCCTGCGGCTCATCGGTTACGAACCCCTGCCGCCGGCACCGGCCACCGTCGACCTGGAGATCGCCTTCGAGGAGAGTGTCGGCCTGCCCCTCACGGTCCCCGCCCGTACCCGCTTCACCCTCGCCGAGCCCGGCCGGACACAGCTCACGTACGAGACCCCCGCGGACGTGCAGATCAAGGCACTGCCGCCCGCGGACTCCGACGGGCTCCGGCGGTTCCACCCGCTGGTCGCCGTCGAAGGGCTCACCGTCGCCGACGAACCGGTGGGTGTCTCCGACGGCAGCGGCAACCAGGTCTACCCGCTGGAGAAGCGACCGGTGATCCAGGACTCCATCGTCGTGACGGTCAGCGAGCCCGGGGGCCCGACCCGCTGGACCGAGGTGCCCACGCTGGCCGCCAGCACCCCGGCCGACCGGCACTTCATGAGCAGACGCGACGCGTCGGGACGTGCCGTCATCCGGTTCGGCGACGGCGTCAACGGCATGGCCCCGCCGAGCGCGGACGACGTCTCACCCGTACGGATCACGGCCGGCTACCGGATCGGGGGCGGTCCGGAGGGAAACGTGGGGCCGAATCTGTCGTTCGCCCCGAGCTGGCCGACCATCAAGCAGGCGGTCAATCCGAAGGCGGCTGCGGGCGGCACCGCGGCCGAGGACCTGGACCGTGCCCGCTCGCTCGCGCCCCGGCTCTTCCGGGCGCAGGACCGGGCGGTCACACTCGACGACCACATCGATCTGGCACGGCGGGTCCCCGGGGTCGGCAAGGTCAGGGCCGTGGCGACCAGCTGGAACGACATCACCCTGTATGTGGCACCCACCGGACGTGTCGCTCAGCCGTCCGAGTTGCTGAAGCGCGATCTGCTGGCGCACTTCGAACAGCACCGGATGGCGTCGGTCAATCTCTCCCTCGTGGGCCCGTCCCCGTGCGACGTCTACCTCGGCGCGAGGATCTGGGCACAGCCCTACTTCGCCCGGTCCGCCGTCCAACGGGCCGTCGAGGACACCATCGTCTCCTATCTGGCCTTCGACAACGTCGACTTCGGCGGGCGGATCTATCTGAGCCGGGTCTACGACCTGCTGCAGGAACTGGAGCAGGTGCTGTCCCTGACCGTGTTCAAGTTCGGACGTGATCCCGTGCTGCCCGCCGACATCGTCACCAACCCCCGGGTGGAACCCTCCGGCGTGATCGTCCCGGAGCCCCATGAACTGCCCCGGGCCGGCTACCGGGAAGGCCCCCTGGGCGTGTCCGACTTCGACCTCACGGACCGGCCGGCGATCTTCACGATCATCGAGGGCGGCATTCCGTCCGACGCCGGCGGCACACCATGAGGGCCGTCAGGGCCGTCCGTGCCGTCCCGCATCTGACGGGTGGGCGGATCGACCTGTCCTGGCGCAACCCGCCGGCGGCGGAGTTCGCCGCCGGGCGGCCGTTCGCCGGGATCCGGATCGTACGCCGCGAACGCACCTTCCCCCTCGACCCGGACGACGGAGACGTCGTTTACCAGGGACCGGTGGTCTCCTCCGTCTCCGATCACGGGGCCCGGCCGCTGACCACGCACTACTACACCGTCTTCACCGTGACCTCGGGCACCCCGCCGGATGTCACCGCCGACGAGGGGGCGTGCGCCGCCGCCTTCGCCACCACCGCGGAGTACCGCCTCGGGGACGCCCTCTACCGGATGCTGCCCGCCGTACACCGTCGTCTGGATCTGCCGCTGTCCGCGGCGGACCTCGGCGGCGAGCCGTCGATCGCGTCCGCGCTCGACCGGCTGCCCGCCGGGCTCCGCGACCGCGGACAGCTGTACCGGTTTCTCTCCGTGGCCGGCTCCGCGCTCGATCTGACCCGCAGTCTCGCGGAAGGGCTCGCCCATCTGCACGACCCGGACACCGCACGTCCCGAGTTCCTCACCGCGCTCGCCCGGATGATCGGCTGGGAACTGAACCAGACCGTTCCGGTGAGTGTCCGGCGCAACGAGATCGCGGCGGCTCCCCATCTGTACCGCGGTGTCGGGACCGTGCCCAATCTGCGGGCCATCGTGAACCGCTACACCCGCTGGTATGTGCAGGTCGCCGAGATGGCCCAGTCGATCGCGCGCTCCAACTCCGCGCCCGAATACCATGTGTTCGCCGTCGCCGCCCGCCCCCAGGGATGGCGCGGCACCGACGACGCGGGACCGCTGCTGGGATTCCGGGCGGGTGCGAGCGCCGCAGGGGCCGAGGGCGTCGCCGCACAGCTGACCGGCGACACCGTCGGCCCCTTCCCGCTGCGTCCGGGGACCCACCTCACGGTCACCGCGGACGACCGCGTTCCCACCAAGGTGGTCTTCGCGCCCGACGACTTCGAGGACATCACGGCCGCGACCGCCCACGAGGTCGCCTCCGTACTCGGCCGGACCCTGTCGGAGGTGACCGCCGTCGCCCACCCGTCCGGGAAGCTGGTCCTCACCTCCAACATGGTGGGCACGCGCTCCGCCGTCCGCGTGGAGGAGTCCCGCGCCGACCTGGTGACACTGGAAGGAGCCCCCGGCGGCCGGCTGAGCGTGTTCGGCTCCGACCGGCCACGGCTGTGCTACGAGACCACAGAGGTGCCGGGCGGCCCCGGAGCCATCCGGATGAAGACCTTCCGGCAGGGGTCCTGGAGCGAGTCGAGCGCCGTGCCCACCGGTTCCGGACCGGCCGGGGATCCCGCCGGCGCGGAACTGCCCGCATCCGGCGGCACACTCTTCCTGGCGTGGGTGGACCGGCCGGGTACCGCCGACTCCCGCCTGCGGTACGCGAAGGCGGCACCCCGGCAACCGGGACCCGCGATCCTGGAGAGCGGGCATGCCGGTCACTACACCATCCGCCCCGGATCCCGTCTGGTGGTCCGGTCCGGGCGGCACCGGCAGGGGGTGCGCTTCACCGCGGACGACTTCGTCGACCCGAACAGGGCCACCGAGGCCGAGGTGAAGGCCGTGCTGTCGGCGAGGCTCACCGGGATCACGGTGACCGTCACGGCCGACGGATCCCTCCGGCTCATCACCCCGGCCGACGGCGGCGACCAGCGGCTGGAGATCGAACTGGACACCTCCGACGCGGCGGAGGCACTGGGCTTTGACCGCTCCAATGCCTCGGCCACCGGGACGTGGGGCGACGACCCCGAGTGGTCGGCCTCCCGGGATGTGACCGCCGCCGCCCCGGGACGGGTGGCGGAGCCCTTCGCAGTGGCGGACGGCCCCGGGCACGTACGGCTGTTCTGGTCGGCGCACGACGAAGGCCGCTGGAGGACCGTGACCGCCCGGTGGGACGGCACCGCCTGGAGCGCCCCGTACGTCTTCCCGAGCGACGGCGGCGGCGACCGGGAACCGTCCGCGGTCGTCGTCCCCGGCGCCACCGGCGACCAGCTGTGGCTGTTCTGGTCCAGGCGCCAGGGGACCGGCACCATCGACAACGTATGGACGCTCATGTACCGGGTGCTGGACCCGGGCACGGGCGACTGGGGTCCGGAGCAATACGTGACCATGGCCCTGGACGCTCCGGACAGCTCGGCCGACCGTGAGCCGATGCCGGTCCTGCTGCCCGGCGGAGACCTGCGGGTGTACTTCAGCTCCGACCGCCCCGGTGGTTCGGGCGTGTGGTTCATCGACATCTCGCCGGGCGGGACGGCCGGGGCACCCGCGACCCCGGTGCTCTCCGGGCCCGCCCGGGACCGGACCCCCGTCCCGTTCAGAGTGCCCGGGAAGCAGGCCGACTGGCTGCTGTTCCGCAGCGACCGGGGCGTCGCGCTGTCCGGCCTGGCCACCCGCCCGCTGCCTCCCGCGGACAACCGGGTGACCTCCCGGCCGGCCCCCGCGAACGCGATGACCGCCCCCCTCGCCGGCGTACGGGCACCCGACACAGGCACCCTGCGGCGGTACGCCGGCAGCACCACCGTCGTCCGGGCCGCCGCGGACCGCAACGGACGGCGCAGACAGTGGGACGACATGCTCGCCTACACCCCGTGCAAACCGCGCGGCGCGCAGTTCGGCGAGTACCTGGACAACGCGGACCTCTACACCCGGGGCACCCTTGCCCTCTTCCTCAGCCCCCTGGTGCCGGACGACCCGCTGTCGGGACAACTGGAGGAGCAACTCCGGCCCCTGCTGGAGAAGTTCCTGCCGATCGGTACCCGCGCCGTGCTGGTCTTCACCCCCCGGCCGAGGATCGAGTACGTCTACCCGCCGGGCCGCGACATCAAAGAGAAGTACGACGACGACTACCCCTACGTCGAGTTCGTCCCCGCCCCCGGCGAGACCACCGAGGCGGCCCTGCCCGACTGGGTGACGCTGCTCGCCACCAAGGCCGGACACACGTCGGTACGACCGGACGACCTCACCACCTTCCGGCGGCGGACCTGGTACCCGCCGCCCAGCTGACCGGAGGAAACGGGCATGACCACGAGCGGAAGATCCCCCACCGAAACACTCACCGGCGAGTACCGGGACGTACTCCTCGATCCCTCCGGGCGCGTCACCTGGGACAGCGGTGTGCGCCGCAACACGATCGTCGCGGACTGCAAGCGACTGCTGTGCGGATTCGTCCAGGGCAGTACCACCACCCACGGCATCACCGGACTGCAGGTCGGCCAGGGCCACGACACCTGGGACCGCCCACCCGGACCACCCCCCGCCCTGCCGACCGACACCCGCCTCGCCGACCCGAAACCCTTCACCGTCGCCGCCGGCTCGCTGCAGATCGACTACGTCATCGGCCCCAACGTCGTCGCCACACCCTCGAACCAGCTCCAGATCGTGGCCACTCTGGGGCCCAATGAACCGCCCTGGCCGGACAACGACCACCCCAACCGCACACTGCGCGAATTCGGTCTCGCCGGCACCCTCGGCACGGACACCGTGCTGATCGACTACGTGACCCATCCGGCGATTCCCCGCGACCCCGAGAGCACCTTGAAACGCACCATCAGGCTCGTCTTCTGAAACCCCCAGGGAGACCACCATGGCCGTGATCTCGGCCGACACCTTCGACCCGATGCGCCGCTTCGTCCGGGTCAGGCTGCAACAGGGCGTCCCGATCGTGGACGCGGACGTCAACGAACGCGAGGACATCCAGAAATTCGAAATGCGGGCGTTCCTCAAGTGGTTCGTGGGCGACGGAGTACCGGAGGGCAACGACGGCTTCCGGATCGTCGGCACCGGTCAGCCGAACGACTTCGAGATCCGGTCCGGGGTGAACGGAGCGGCCGACCCGCTGCACCAGATCGGCCGGTATCTGGCCGAGGGTCTCGATGTGATGATCGAGGCGGACAAGCTCTACACGGCGCAGGACCTTCACGAGGACAAGGGCGCCTCGGCGAAAGCGCTGGCGGCTGCCTGGGACGTGCCGGTCATCCCGAAACTGGAATCGGTCGCCGGGCCTGTGATCCTGGTCTTCCTCGACGTGTGGGAGCGCCTGGTCACTCCGGACGAGGATCCCCGCCTCATCTTCGCCGGGCTGGGCACCGAGAGCTGCGCCCGGCACAAGCGCGAGTGGGCCGTCCGGGCCCGGACCGGCACGGACCTGCCCAAGAAGGGGGACCTCGACTTCAAGGGCAAGCACGCGTACACCCCGCTGGCTCTCGTCGAACGGCGCGCGAACGATCCGCAGGTCCGGCCGACCGACGTCACCGACCAGCGCCAGCAGCGGCTGCTCGTCCCCCCGGCGAGCCTGATCCAGGATGTGCTGGGCACCAGTCCGGCCGACTACCGCCGGGGGGAAGGCAGACCACCGGTCAGTCTGCGGAATGCGATCAACGCCCTGCTGCGGGGGGAACTGCCCAGCACACCGGACGCCCCCGTCTCCGCCTCCAACCTCTCCCAGGTCATGAACCGCGCGTTTGTCATCGAGCCGAACGGCGGGCTGGTCGCCTCCTGGTACGGCGAGGAAGCGGGCGGTGTGGAGCAGGTCTTCGTCGCCCGTCTCGATCTGGCCGGGATCCAGGCAGGGTTCGTCGGCCCGTCCCACCCCCTGCAACAGGTGACCTCGGGCGGGACCCATGTGGATCCGCACCTGGTGGCGCTGCCGGGCGGGGAACTGCTGATCGCCTACCGGTCGGGGCTGGTGGGTTCGGCCTCCGTCACCATGAAGCAGGCGCCACTGGGCCAGCTGAGCGCCACGGCGGAGATCCCCGTGGCGGACACGTCCGGTGTCGACGAGACCCTGCCTTTCGTGACGCTGACCGGTGAGGTGGCGACGGTCTTCTTCCACCACTCGGCGACGAACCGCTGGCACTACCGCCGCTGGCGCCACACCAACAGAACCTGGGTCGACGCCGCGGGCGCGGTCAAGCTGTCGGACTCTCCCGCCGCCGCCGGCCGCGGGTTCCATGCCGCCGTCGACCCGGGGAACAAGATCTGGACGGGCTTCGCGATCAGTGACGGTGTCCAGGCCATGCGCTTCAACCCGGACACCGGAGTGTCGGACCACGAACACGAGTTCCCCGCCACCGGCGCCGACGACCCGTTCATGCTGGCCACCAGGGAAGGAGACGCCTGGCTGTTCTGGGTGGACAACGGCGGGAATCTGCACGCGGTCAGATTCCACGGCACCGACTGGGAGGAGGAGAACATCGTCGTGCTCGCCGACTCCGCAGGAGCCAAGGTGCGCAGTCCCTGCGCCGTGGAGGACCCGGACGGCGGGGTCTGGCTGTTCTGGAGCCGGGGGCAGGTCGGCGAGGGCGACCTCTTCGTGATGCGGCGCGATCCGGTCAGCGGCGGCTGGGGCGGTGTCCGGCAGCTCACCACCACCCCGGGCGACGACGTCGCCCCGTTCACGCTGATCGCCCCGGACAACACCATCTGGATCTTCTGGACCAGTGTCCGGTCCGGCACCCCCAACGTCTACTACAAGCGGCTCGTCACGGCCGTGTAGCGAGGCTGTGGGAGATCGCCGGGAGAGAAAGGAGAAGAACGATGGCCGTGCCGAGCATCAGCCCCGCCACCACCGGATCGCCGGTCTACACCGTCCACGACTCGAAGGGTCTGGTCGCCGATCTCCGCCTGGACATGAGCACCGCGGTGGTCTCCGCCTTCACGGTACGCCTCCCGGCCACCGCGGACGCGCGGGTGACCCTGATCCAGGGCGCCACGTCGCTCCCGCTGCTGCCCGGGCCGATCGGGGACAACACGACGTTCCCCGGCCGCCGGGTCCATGCCGAAGCGGTGGCGGACGGCACGGACACCGTGCTGGGGGTCGAGCTGAGGGCCACCGCGGCCGCGGCCGCGAGGGAGGTGTGGTCCGTCCGGGCCCAAGCGGACACCCCTCAGCCGATGTGGCAGTTCACCCAGCCGGACAACGACCCCGGCGATCTCACGGTCACCCGGCTCATGTGTGACCCGGTGGCCGGCTTCACCGCCAGCGCCCCGACGCTCGTGGGCGGAGCGGTGAGTGAGGGTGACGGGGTGACCCTGGCCGCCGACCTCGCGACGGGCACCGCGGCCCGGCCCACCGTCGTCGGCGGTCCCGCACCCGCACCCGCGTACCGGTGGAGCGCCACCGGGGAGGTGCCGATCCCCGGATTCCCCTCGTGCTCGGCCGCGCCCCAGGCCGTGTTCCCCACGCCGTACGTGAACGTCCCGAGAAGCATCGAGATCACCGAGGAGGTGTGGTTCGAGACCGGCTGCGCGGGCCCGGCCGGAATGCTCCACACCACCTCCGCCCCCCTGCCGCTGATCATCCGCCCCCGGCCGCAGCATCTCGCCCTGGTCCTCGACCGCTCGGGCAGCATGAGCGGCGACCGCTGGGACCACGCCAGGACCGCCGCCCAGATCCTCGGCAACCTCTATACGGCCGTACGCCGGGGCGCCTGTCCCGACGACCGGATCGAACAGCTGGTGTTCGAGGACACCTCCGCCACCTGGCACCCGGTGGCCGATCCACTGATCCAGCCCGTCCTCGCGGCCTCCGACATCGGTTCCGCCGAGGCGTCGATCTGCCAGGTGAACTTCGGGTCCGCCGGGTCGTGTACGCCCATCGGCGACGGACTGGTCCGGGGCATCGACGACCTGGCCCTGATGCCGGGCCAGGCCGATGCCCGGTACACCGTCGTCCTGCTCACGGACGGATACGAGAACAGCGGCTCCGTACGGGTGTCGCCCAGCACCCCGCTGCCCGCCGGGGTGTCCGGGATCCAGCTGTTCTCGGTCGCCCGGCAGACCGGTGCGGCACGCCAGCGGGTGAACCAGCGGCTGTCGCTCTACACGATCGGACTGGGGGCGACCGTCCAGGAGGATGTTCTCGACGCGCTGGCCACCCAGTCGAAGGGGGTGTACCGGAAGGTCTCGACCGGGCCGGAGGTCCTGGACGCCCTGGCGCAGACGGTCTCCTTCTCCCAGGGCGCCGAGCGCGTACCGACCGCACCCGGCGCCGGGCCGGAGGAGCGCCTCGTCACACTCGAACCGCGTGTGGGCCGGCTCGCGGTCGCCGTGCTGTGGTCGGACCCCCAGGACACCGTCGAACTCGCCTGGCGCGATCCGGGCTCCGGCGGCGCGTTCACCACCGTCGCCATGGACGTCAAGCGGTGTCCGACCCACGGCTTCACCACGGCCGACCTCGCCGCGCTGTTCGGCGGCGAGGACTCCGTACCCGCCACCGAGTGGCGGATCAGGCATCTGGACGTCAATGGTGACCCCTTGCCCCTGCCCGCCACCGACCTCCTGGTCTTCGTCGACCTGCCCGTCGCCGTCGACGTCGTATTCGACCGGGAGACGTACGGCACCGGGGACCCGATGGTCATCACCGCTCGTGTCGCGGCGGCCGACGGGCCCGTCACCTCGGCGAGCGTCACCGCCGAACTGGCCCGCCCGGGAGAGTCACTGGGCACCTTCCTGTCCGTCAACGGGAGCGAGTACCAGCCCTCGCAGCCGAGCGGTACCGATCCGCACGCCCCCAAGGCACAGATGCTGACGGACCTGCTGAGACGGTACGGGTGGGAGGACGGACTGCCCGTCGTCGAACCGGGCTCGATCTTCGAGGACGGTACGAACGAACTGTTCGACGACGGAGCGCACCACGACGGCGAGGCGGGCGACGGCAGCTTCGCCAACCGATATACGGAGCTGGACAAGGAAGGCACCTACACCTGGCGTGTGGTCGTCTGGGGCGAGACCCCCGACGGCAGCGCCTTCTCCCGGGTGCTGACCGTCTCCAGATGGGTCGGCGTCACGCCCGACCCGGACCACTGCGAGGTGCGCGTGGACGAGGTCACCTCCGGGCAGGGCCCGCGTACCCGGATCACGGTCTGGCCCAGGGACCGCAACGGTGAATTCCTCGGCCCCTTCCGGCCGACGGACGTGATCTTCAGATCCAGCAACTGCCCCTTCCAGCAGACGACAGAGAACGACGGGGAACCCGACCCGCACGGAGTCCGCTATCCGTGCCGGGACGGCGGTACCGTCCTCAGCCGCTACGACGGCGGGTACAGCCGAGTCCTGGACTGCGAGAAGGGGACGCCCAACACCGTGTCCATCACGGTCAGGGGAGTGGAACTGCCGCCGGTCGACACCGGACACCGGAGCGAGTCGAGGAGCAGCGCATGA